TTACATCAGTAGATTTCAAAATAGACAATATTACAACAGTGGGCTCATATGCAACTGGATTTGAAACCGGATACAACGATGCAGAAATAAGTTTATTAGATCCTCAAAAATACGCAGCTGGCGTAGTTTGGCCAGACAGAGAAATTAAAATTGAATTTGCTGGCAGTGCTAAATCAGTTGGCACAGTAAATGGAAAAGTCGTTAAAAACTTAAAACATTTTACACTGGAAACAAATATGTATGGAGGCGCCGCTGCAACAACAAGCGGTGCAAACCTGTCACCTGGTCATCCAGGTAACGGCTCAGATGGTATTGATACAAGAGAAGAAAATATAAACATCCATGAAGGAATTGGCCCACGTATTGCTGAAGACATACAAAAAAATTGTCCAGCTTGGGCAGATTGGTGTGAGCATGCTAGTACATTAGGTGTCACACCTAGTATCGTAGTAGAACTTGGACATAAGATTAGACTTAACAACGCAGGCGATGAAATGGGCCAAGGGTATCACGAAACAACAGTAACTACATTTAGTATACACATAAATTTAAGTCTGTCTGGATATAACGTAGATGCTGGCATAGCAGAAGAATTAGTAAATGATCAAGAGTTTCAAGTTGACTTATTTAATCTTAAGCCCATTATGAAAAATTATACATTTTTATATTCTGGGTTAAATACAGAGGTATTAAATTATCAAATTGATATTGAATCACTATACACAGTTATAGACATTCCAGTAGGTGGAGTTTATATGAGAGATGGTAGACAGCAATTTACTGGCACATCTCCAATTGCAATAACAAACGTAACATCGGCTGAAGCTGCTGCAAATGCATCAGTTAATACAAGTGCATCAAGCGCACGATTTTTAGAAGATATTGATTTTGGAACAGTGCATGGTGGACTTAATCAATTAGCCAATAGAATAAAAATGACACCTAGTATTGATGATCAAAACAAAGGCGAATCAAACAAAGACCAAACTCAAACATACTTACAAAGTGCAAACTTAGCAAAACGTGAATATGATGCATTGAACTTTAACATGGAAATTAAAGGCGACCCGTTTTGGATGGGAACAATGACATGCAGTATTGAAGGAAGATTAGAAGTACCAAATTATAATGCAACAGATGCGTTAATATCATTTATACAATACAATCCTAACGCTAGTGACTTGTTAGAAAATCAACGCAGAGGACCAGTTGATCTAATATCATCTGGAGTATATAAATTAACAACAATTGAAAGTAAATTCCAAGGTGGACAATTTACACAAACATTAAATGGATTTAAAGATCTTACTACAAATACATCGTTGGTGTTAGGACAACTACAAAGGATATCAGGAGAATAAAATGGCAGATATGATAAAACATGACGGAACACGTGTTTCACGTGGAGCAAAAGCTAATACATCCCCAAGCCTTAATAATATTAATGGAATATATATTGGCGAAGTAATTAGCAACGAAGATAGTTTATACACAGGAAGAATTACTGTACGTATATCTGATTTCGGTTCAAAAGAAACAGACAGGATATGTGTATTATCAACTCCATTCGGAGGACATAATAAGATTTTAGACAGTGGCGAAGACGAAACAAACGAAGCTGTTGCTCCTGTAAGTTATGGCATGTGGCCACAGCCACCAGAGATTGGAACTAATGTTGTAGTAGCTTACACAGGAACACAGACTCAAGGAATTATATTAGGTAGCCTTATAGCTAAAGATAGAAATTCTATGATGGGCGGTAATGCAAGTGGTCAGATTTATGCTGATGGTAAAACAAGTTATGGACCAGCAGTTGAGAAAAATCCATATGATAAGAATGATGCTGACACAAAACCTTTAAATGCAGCGTTTCAAGCAGTATTAAATAATCAAGGACTAAGTGTTGACTATGTAAGAGGACATAGTCAAAGTAACGCAAGAAGAGAATCACCAAGTAAAGTATTTGGTATTACAACACGACAAGGACATACGCTTACATTAGATGACGGCGATGATAAAAATTCCAGTAATAATATTAGACTGAGAACCAAAGGTGGAGCTCAAATATTAATGGACGACAGTAATGGATTTGTTTTTGTTACAACACAGAACGGAGATGCTTGGATTGAAATGGACTCCGCTGGACATATTGATGTTTACAGTAAGGCTGGAATAAGTATGCACACTGAAGGTGATTATAATGTACACGCAAAAGGCAGTATTAATATGGAAGCCGAAATGGGTGTTAATATAAAAAGCACAGGTGGGGATGGAATAAAATTAGAAACAAGTGTAGGCGGCATTGATGTACATAGTGCATTAGATATAAAAGTACATGCAGAAAATTATCATCTAAATGCTGTTGGAAACCTCATTATGGTTGGCACACAAATAGATATGAATGGGCCAGCGGCTACAGCTCCAACAAAGACAACAGTACAAAACCAAACTACAAATACCAGTGTACTAAAAAGTGCAGCAAGCAGAGTACCAGAACACCACCCATGGCTTGGTGCTGTTGGTGTAGAAGAAACAGCTACAACCGGTAAAGGGAATACAGCATAATGCCTATTTTTAAATTACAAGCAACTGTAGATTCTACTAACTTAATTGATTACGGATTATTTACTGTAATGGATAAAACTACAGTTGATACATTAATTAATTTAAATGAGTTAGAAGCAAGTGATAAACTTCTTAATCTTAAAGTTAGAACAATATTATGGTCAGGCTATAACAGAAAAGGAACAATTGGATATGGAAACATTGACAGTACTAACCTTAGTGGAATAGGACTTACTGAAGTACATGCATACACAGCATTTATTGAAAACTTCAAAGACAAAGAACGTAAATTTAAAAAGATATTTCCATTAACAACATTATCTCAATCACAGTATGATGCTATGTTAGATTTATATGTAGCAACCGGTTCTTTTAATTTTGTAGGCACTCCTAACAGACAATTTAATTTAACTGATTATATTAAAAATAGACAATGGGATTATATTGCAACTGCAATGACATTAGGTGGAGCTGATAGATTAAGCAGACAGGCTGATGCAAAAATATTAATGCTTGGAGACTATGGAGTATACAAACTTAGATCACTTATTAAAGAACAAGGGATACAAACACTTGTAAAAGAATACTCAGCAGGACAATTAACAACAGTGCAAACAAAACAGGCAGAATATATTTATTATGCAGAAACAAAAAGATTCTTGCCTAACATGACTGAAAATAGAAAACGAACTATAGTCACTCAATTATCTTAATAAATACTTTATAATTACAAGGAAAAGAAACTTGAACAACAGTGTATTACTACTTAACGCTGACGGACAGCCATTATCAATATTACCTTTAAGCACTGTTAGTTGGCAAGATGCTGTCAAGGCTGTCTTTCAACAAAAAGTGCGTGTAATCAGAAGTTATGACGGCGTGTACCTACGTTCTGAATCACTTACTATACCATGCCCTAGCATAATCATGCTAAACACATATCACAAGCAACCAATTAAAGCAAAATACTCGAGACGGAATCTATACCTACGAGATAATCATTGCTGTCAGTATTGCGGTAATCAGTTTAGTTATGCTGACTTAACCATCGATCATGTGATTCCTAAGTCACATGGTGGCAGGCTTACGTGGGAAAACACCGTAAGTGCATGCGGACCTTGCAATGTTAAGAAAGGTGATAAGCTATCTAAGCCTATTAATGTACCCACAGTTCCAAGCTGGCACAAGATAAACTACTCTGAAAAGACACATCAAATAACAATTCCATGCCCATTCTGGCAAGATTACATAAAATGGCCCGAAGATAAGCTAATTCTTCAATCATAATATACCTACTTATCTTTTTGCATAAATAGTTGTATGAGTAATATAATCGGATACACCACAATAAATTCGCCTTTCAGTAGTAAAAGTCTGTCAGGCATAGAACTAGCTAAACAAGATCTACTAAACCACTTTAAAATCCGTAAAGGAGAGAAGTGGACAGATCCAGAGTTTGGCTGTGACTTACACCTATACGTCTTTGAACCATTGGATCAAGCTACAATTGATTCAATTGACGAAGAGGTATATAATGTAATATCATATGATCCGCGATTTGAAGTAAACGAATCAAGTATTACAGTTAAGCAAGATAAACATAGTGTTACAGTAAATGTAAAGCTAACTTACTTACCAACAACAACTGCAACAGAGTTGCAGATTAAGTTCGACAATGAATTCGAACAAGACGCAGAGTTATAATTATGGCACAGAAATCAAGACAAAATAAATTATTTGCGGCAGAGGACTTTACAGTTGTATACGAATCATATATTAATGCAAATTTTCAAGCATTTGATTATGATACTATTAGAACTGCAATGGTTGAGTATGTCCGTAACAACTATCCAGAGAACTACAATGACTGGGTAGAATCAGCTGAATTTGTTTCACTACTAGACGTAGTAGCACAGTTTGGACACAACTTAGCATATCGAGTAGATATTAATGCTAGGAACAATTTTTTAAGCACATCCAGAAGAAAAGAATCAGTTTATAAATTAGCTGAGTTCTTAGGATATCAACCACGACGTAACGTGCCAGCGTACGGTGAGATGAAAATTACAAGTATTAAAACAAACGAGTCTATTATAGGTAGTGCAGGTGTTAGCTTAGGCGGCACTGACATTCTATATGAAGTAAGTAACAATGTAAATAACTTAGACGATTTTATTACAATTGTTAATGCAGTCATGGAGAACAGCAACCAGTATGGTAGTCCAAAAACATCAGCAGTAATTAATAATGTGTCAGCAGATTTTTACGATCTTAATAATACTCCAAATCAAATTAAATATGATATAAAAGGTACAGTGAATGGTGTTTCATCTGATTATAATATTATAAGCAGTGAATACGACAGCAAACTATTATCGTTTGCAGAGAAGTCGCCAGACCCTATTGGAAGTTTAGGAATATATTTTAAAAATGACGGCAAGGGAATTAACAGTGCTAACACAGGTTTTTACTTTGGTGTTAAGCAGGGTGTATTAGGTTATCAAGACTTTTCAATTGACACTCCAATTGATAATTTATCATTAGACGTAAGTGCGGCAAATGTAAACAATTCAGACATATGGGTACAGAACATTAACAGCACGGGCAACGTTATTAAGAATTGGAAAAAAGTTACAGATGTTAACAGTAATGTAATTTACAATGATTTAAAAGCAGGTGAGAGAGATGTGTTTAGTGTAAAAACTAGAACAGGCAATAAAGTATCAATCATGTTTGCAGACAAAGTGTTTGGTAACATTCCAAGAGATACTATCAGAGTTTGGTACAGAACAAGTGCAGACAGTACACATGTTGTTAGACCAGACGACTTGTCAAGCCAGCGTATACAAGTAAAATATACAGGCGCAGATGGCAACATATATACTGCAATATTTAAAATACAATTGATGCAATCAATTACAAATGCAAGCTCAAGCGAAACTATAAACGAAATTAAAGAAAACGCTCCAAAGAATTATGCTAGTCAAGATAGAATGATTACTGGTGCTGACTATAATACTTTGCTAGGAAATAGCAACGGTGCTATATTGAAAATTAAAAGCGTTAACAGAACATTTAGCGGACACAGTAGATATTCAAAATTTATGGATCCTACTGGAACATACAGCAACTTATACTTGTCAGGCAAGGATGCAACATTATACAGAGACAACAAACTGGTTTCAGTTTCAGCTGCAACAAATGACACAGAACAAGTAATATACGAAAAGTATGTTAAGAATATATTAGACAATGATGAATTTGTAAACTTATATTATATAGGGTATGCAGATGCGTTTGCTTCGTTAAGAACAGACAGTAGCCCAGCTTATATAGAGAATTCATTTAAATGGAACAACCCAAGCACAACTCCATCTGGAGTACTAACCGGTTATATAACAAATACATCAGTTATTCAACGTGTAGGATCGACAGTTGATACATATATGCAATACATTACACCTGGTGCAATGATTAAATTTGCACCAGCAGTAACAGCTTCTGGTAATTTTGTTGTAGGTGAAACATACAGAATTGCAACAGTAGGTACAACAGATTTTACAGCAATTGGTGCTAGTGCAAACACAGTAGGCACTAGATTTGTTGCAACAGATACAGGTTCGTTAGCAGATACAGGTACAGCAAGATCAGCACTAACTAAGTGGGCTAAGGTAGTAAGCGTATCATCAAATGGACTTGGTATAGAAGGCACAGGCGCACAAGCCGGTCAACCGACTGGGCTACGTGCTAACGGTACTGGTGCTATTATGCTTGATACTGAAATTCCAAAGAACTTTGAACTTAGTATTGTATATCCTGCATTAGCTAGAAAATTTGTTTCTAGAGAAAGAGATGTATTCTTATCATATTTAAAAGCAAAAAGATCATTTACTACATATTATAATTTTAAAACTAGAAGTTGGTCAATTGACACAGCTCCAGATCCATTTGTAGTTTTCTTACCAACCGCTTCAGAATCTCTTGTAGCTGGTATAGACTATATTATAGAAACATTAGGTACAACTGCATGGAGCGATGCAGGTTGGGTAGCTGGTAACGGCGCCACAGGTAATAACGGAACAGTGCCGCGTATTGGTGATAAAATTCTAGCAGCAGCAACAAGTTCGGCAGTTGGAACAGGTACTGCTAAGAAATCATTCCCAACACAGTTTGGCAATAATAAAGAGAGTTGGACAGTTTACTTTAATTACACAGGTGCAAACTATGATGTTTATTTAAGAACAATGAGACTTAATTTTAGCAGTGATTCGGTAAAATTAGGAAACATTACAAATGAATTAGAAATTGGAACGTACACTAAAAAAGCAAAACGTGATACAATTGGATTACTGGGTCAATTAGTTAACGGTGATATTGTTTCTAAGGGCGCATATTATGTATATGGGTTTGAAACTACTGATGCAACTAATTATAGACTTTCATTAATTGATGGCAACGCAGATAGCAGGCCAGACAATCCAGATGTATTTAAAGACACAGTAGGACAGACTACTATTGACTTAGCAAGCAAAACATATGGCGGCCAGTCAAATTTAAACTTTGAATGGGAACATATTGCTGCAGAAAACCAAGTTGTTGATCCTAGCTTTACAAACATTATTGATGTGTTTGCTTTATCAAAATCATATGACACAGCATATAAGAATTATCTAAACGGAACAATTACAACAGAACCACTACCGCCAACCAGTTACGAATTAGGCACACAGTTTACAAGTGTACTTGAAAAGAAAGCAGTAAGTGATACAGTTGTATTTAAATCAGTTAAGTACAAGCCAATGTTTGGTTCTATAGCAGAGCCTCATCTCAGAGCAAGATTTAGAATAATTAAATTATTTGGTGCTACTATTACAGACAGTGATTTAAAAACAAAAGTAGTTGCAGCAATTAACACTTTCTTTGATTCAAGTAATTGGGACTTTGGAGAAACATTTTACTTTACAGAGCTTGCAGCATACGTGCATGCACAGCTTGCAGGGTCATTAAGTAGTTTTGTTATTGTACCACAGGGCACAGGCAGTGTGTTTGGCGACTTGTTTGAGTATACTCCAAATACAGACGAACTTATTATACCAGATGTAGACACGGGTGATATTGATATCATCACAAATATTACCGACGCAAATATAAGAGCAGGATCATAATATGAAAAAGAAGGCAGGACAACCTCCAGTTAATAATATAAAAACTAGTAATTTTTTACCAAGTGTTTTTCAAACACCTCTTAATAAAAATTGGCTAGACAGTACAATGGATCAAATGGTTTCAAAAGGACCACTTGAAAATATAAACGGATACATTGGAAACAGAGGCGGAAGAGATGCAACATCAACTGATGATTACATTGATCCTAAATTTCATAAAGCGTTAAGAAAGAAAAATCAATTACAACCTGGTGCTATTTCGTATGACAACAGCGGCAACTTAACTAACGCAATTACATTTGATGATGTTGCACATTCTATTAATGAAAACTTTGCTACATATAATTATAATGCAGCATACGGAACCGGCTTACTTAGTTATACTCCTCCAATTAATATTGATAAACTTGTAAACTACCAGAACTATCGTTGGGTAGAAGAGTTACCTATATACGAAAGTATATGGACAGGCGCTGAGAAAAACTCAGTTACTATTGCAGAAACCACTTCAGTAATAACAGATGACAATAATACTATTAACATTGAAGAAGGCATGCTTATTAAATTTACTGGCAGTGGACAACATGCTGATATAGCAGACGACACATACATAGTAGTTGGCAAACCAGGCAAGTACACTCTACATTTATATTTTAGCGTAGACGGAGCAACAGTTACTAGAGTATACAACAACATAACAAAGCATACGCAAACAACTGATGGCGTGTATACTAATTCAAAATTATTAAACGTATTTCCAAATACTGCAAGCTCTTATTGGACCGCTGGTAAAACTCCGCAAGACTTAGTTACTGCATATAATGCTGACACAACTAGACTTCCTATATTTGATGGATTTAAATTTGCTGATGTTAACTCTAATCCAGAACAGTTAATGAAAAATGTATTTGTGAAATTTAAAGATGGAAACGGTGCTACTTGGACACATGCAAGCACAAATGCGTCAGATGTATATTCAATAACAATTGATGCAACAACAGGTAACTTAACAATAACATTAGCAACAGCTGCAGAAGAAGCCGCATTAAAATTAGTATCTCCTGGGCCAACAATTTCAGGAACTGGCTCTAATTCAGAAGATACAGTAATGTACCACCTAGGACTACCAGTAGTTCCTTTAAAAGATTACATTGTTATTTCAAAAGATGATCCAGCACAAACAGCATGGAGTAGAGCAAACCATTGGATTAACATTAGCACAATTAATAAGTTAAAAACATTACTACCAACTTATGATTTTACTGAAGTATCAAATGTAAACAGGCATGCAACAAGACCAATTATTGAATATAATTCAGAAATAAATTTATGGAACTCTCCAGAATATAGCACATATACTGCTACTAGCAAATCACTAAACATTGGAACTGTTGATTGGGGTGTTGGTAGTGAAGCCGAAGCCAACAGCATTACAGATGTTGGCGACACATATGTTTATGTTAATAACCTTACTGGAAAAGCTGGCAAGCGTTTTACAGTTACATTAGGCGCAGCAACTGAGATTACATTAGGCGGAGACACAACATTTACTATTGCTAATGTTAAAAGTAGTTATTGGAATGATTGGAAAAATGCAGACGCATTTGTAGAGTCCGGCGTAATTAAATTAGCACAACAAAAAACTAAAATAAATCAATATCCACTGTATAGATTTTATCAGTGCGAGGCAGTTCCATTAGAAAATATAGATGGAGTTTCATTTAAAGGCGAGAAGATATTTGGATACAAGCAAGGCACAGGCATAGTTGATACTGAATTAGGAATTGCATTAAGTTTTAAAGACACACCAAAGGGTGCTGAATTTGAATTTGAAAACTTTATTACAACTAAAAAATATTACAACACATACAAACATGTTAAGAATGACAACCTAAGTCATACAAAATCACAATCAGGCTATAGTCTTTTCAAACATAGAGATGTATTAAAAACAACATATATATCAACAAGTGTTGCCGCAGGTGCAACTGATCATGTGCAGTATGAAGTAACTGCTGCAGACACTCCGTTTGTGATACCAAAAGGAAGAAACAACTGGCGCCCAACACAAACATATTATATACACTCAGACAGAGTAAGATATACATCAGGTGGCGATCAGTATGCAATTACAACAGCGCACCAGGATGGAGTTAGTCACACAACACGTGCAGGCACAACTGATTTTATTGAAGTTGGCATAGATCAAATAGTTTATTTTTATAACTTAACAGGCGGTGTTGTAACACATACTGCTGCAGGCGAAGTTACTATAACAGTGGACCCAAGTGATGCTACTAAATTTAAAGTAGAATTGAGCGCACTTAGTAACGGTACTATGTTTGATATTATAATTGACGGCAACTTGCTACAATCATTTATTGCTACTGAGAAGTGGGATCATTTGTATCACCAAGTTACGGTTAATGGAAAATTAGAAGAAGCTTGCAAATCAGTTAGCAATACTTCAATAAGCATTGATGAAAGTGTATTAGCAGTTGGCGACATTATTGACTTACGTTGGAACAACAACGACCTTACAAACAAAACAACTAACACAAGTATGCCAGACATACACAAACACAACGTGCATAATAAGATGATGGAAACATTTACATTAAGCGAAACAATGGACCACTGGTCTGATAAGCTAAACACAATGCACGGCTTTGATGGCAATACATTTGATGAAAACAACTATGCAAGTATTCCAACATGTGTACATGGTGGAACTATATTCATGTACGAAGATGGTAGCATAATGAATGACATCAACTATTCTAATAACAAATTAAGTATAACAGGTTCACTAAGTGAACAAGCAAATGAATTTGTAGCATTTAGAAATAGAGTAGCTGCGCAAGCAAGAAGAGTATACGGAGTTGACGGAGCTACAAGCATACAAGAATTAACTAATAAAGTAATTGACAATGTTACTAGAAATAGATTTGATACAGGAATGTACAAAGAGTCTAACATGCTTTATACGCAAACTGATACTACACAATCGTGGGATGTAACTGATTTAACAACAACTTCATTCAGAACAGGTTATACATTTAACGGCGATGTTAATATTAGAGACCACGGATACGTTTACTTAACAGAATGGAATGGTTCTTATCAATGTAAAAAACTTCTTTTAAAAGATAAAGACTATGATATAATTGGTAACTTTATTATTATGAAGAAAGCATTTGCAGCATTAGACCCAACGTTGCTAACAGCACCTAAACTAGAACTTGTCTTTACACAAATGGACAGTGGTTCATATGTTCCACCTAGCATGGTGAAACTTGGATTAGCATATGGTACTGAACCTCAAATACTTTCAAACACATTATACACACATGATGGTGTGCAAATAGATATAACTGGTAAAAATATTGAAAACGCTCAAGCAGGCGCTGCATTTGATCCTGTTAATGCAGTAATATTTGAAATGGAAAAGCGCATATATGCTGGACTAGTTAAAGAAGATAGCATGTACATTGACTTATATGGTCGAGCTGGAATAGAAAGATATAATTCTACAGTAGACTTTATACCAACACCACAAAACAACACATGGTTTACATTAAATGATTTAGACAACTATTTAGAAAAACATTATTACCAGTGGGCAAACCTTAATAAAATTACAAGTTTAAATACATCTGGATATTATGATGCAGCTGATCCATTTACATGGAACTATAGTACAATATCATTGTTAGGCACTGATAAATTGCCCGGACATTACAAGGGTGCATACACACATATATTTGGAACAACCACTCCACACATTACACCATGGCACATGCTAGGGCATGGATTTAAGCCAAGTTGGTGGGACGATCATTATAGCTGGAAAGATACTGCAAATGGTGGTGACGATGCAAAACGAGCAGCACTAATTGACGCATTGAAAAAAGGTATAGTATCAAAGCCAACAGCAGGCAACACAGTACAGGTTGTAGCTAATGCAAGAAACACATGGGACTGGGCTACTAAATGCCCAGTAACAACAGCAGGCGTCTTAGCCGATCCTAGTATAGTATTAGGCATGCCAGCAAATGTAGACAAGGCAGCAAACTTTGTGTTTGGCGATTGGGGACCAGTTGAGCAAATGTGGAGAACTAATGCAATTGGCCAAGCAATGACAGTTGATGCTATAATAAAATTAGTACCCGGCAAAGCATGGACAAACTTTTTCCAACCTGGCTTTATTTCTCAATACGGTAATGTTGTAAAAAATACAACTCGTTACTCAGGCATGTTAGCATCAAGTAATCAATATAAAATGCCAGGAGAGATATATGGAAATTCTGTTACTAGCATAGATGTTATTAATACAAACGATGACAGACCAGGTACACTAGAAGCAACAGGCTCACTTAAAATTATGGATGATTATGAAAGTACTATTGCTACAGCAACATATAGACTTAATGAATATCCAGCAGCTACTGGTTCTATTAGAAGTATTAGTGTAACTGACCGTGGACTTGATTTTACTGGAACTCCGGTGGTAGCATACGTAGGCACAACAGGAGCAGCAACAGGACTTAGTATTGATGTAACACTTGCAGAAGTTCCATTTGTAGCTAACGGTATTGCTCAAGCACAGTATAATTACATAAAGAGAAATCAACATAACGTTAGTCAAACAGAATTATATAAAAATTTAACAACTAAGCTACAACAAAAGTTATGCGGATTTACTAGTAAACATTTATTAGACTTGTCAGCAGAAAGTAGTTTAACTGGTGACTTTGAATTAGGTGAAGGCGACTTTAATATTGCAATGTACAGAGGTGCAGTTACAGATTCATTAACAGCAAGTGCAGTATTTGTTAAGAAAACACTAACTGGTTATTCAGTAACAGGCGTTAGCAACAACAATAGAGAGTTTAAATTCTTAGAACCAAATCTAGTTAATGCAGTAGATTATAATACTGTAACTATTTCAGATCAACAAATAAGAAGATATAATAAATTCGTAACAACTGCAAGCATAGCAGAGTACGACACAGTATTCCAAAAAGTACAAGACACCTATAACTTCCTCAGAGGATATTGGGAATGGATGCGTGTCAGTGGATACACAACTCAATATGATGGCGACAGCATAGCATCAGCATTTGTTACATGGTCGCTTACAGCAGAAGTAGGCAATGTATACATTTTACAAATTGGCAGAGAAGTAAAATTCAAACCAACACATGGTCATGTATATGAATATAACCAATTAAGTTATAATGGTAACGGTGTACTTTCAACAGACAGCGGAACAATACAAAATAAAGATTTAAGTATATCACGTGCAGATGGCACAGTATCGCTTCAAACAAAGAATGCGGAATTCTTTGGAAGTATTACTAGTGCAATATTAGATTACGAACATGTTATTATATTTGAAAATAAAACAACACAAGGTATACATTTATTTGATGACGTTAAGAACAGACGTCAGACAAGATTATTATTACGTGGACAGCGTACACAAAACTGGACAGGTGAAAAGAAAGCACCTGGTTACTTAGTATCTGATAATACAATTATTCAGAACTTTGACAGTGCAGTACAAAGTATAGACGACATGTACAGAACAGATGTAAATGAATTTAATGCATCATTTTCTAAAGCAAAAGATTTAACAATAGGAAATATAGACGGTACAATGCTTGATGGCTTAGGGCTTGATAAGAACGTACTTACAAATTTCTATCAAGGAATGATTAAAGACAAGGGTACTAAAAATGCTATTGAACATATTGGTAAGAGTAGATTATTAGATGGTGATGCAACAACAGTATCAGTGTACGAACAGTATATGTTTAGACAATCAGAACTTGGTAACAACGACATGGAAGATCCACTTGAGATAGAAATAGTTTCTAAAGATATTAATTCATCTCCACAAACAGTTTCGCTTGCCTCTTCTGGAACAAATGCTAATACAATTTATACAACAAGTAAAAAGATTATTAACGACAAAGCCATTACATTTGAAACAAAGAGTTACAAAGATTCAGATTCAGATATACTCACAGGTGGCGAACCACTTGAAAATGAAACAAGATATCATATTGCAGATGCATTTCAATTAAGTACTGTGTTTGATAGTACTGCTAACTATGCAATTATTCCAACTTGGAATAGTTATACAAGTTATAAGAAAGGCGATCAAGTAAGACATGAAGGTAAATTATTAGAATGTACAGTAGATTATACTGGACTAACTGAGCAATCTTCTACTATAATACTTGACGGTACAGTTTCTTTCCCATCATTTGTATATAACACTGTAGCAAACATTGCAGGCACAACTGTCACATTACAAAAGCAACAACTAGAATACAGTAATATTGTTGCAACTGGTACAGTTTCAAACCCTACACTAATGCCAGGCGCTGTATTAATTATTGACGGAGCAAGTATTCCGTTTAGTAAAAGTACAGATGTTCCAACAGTATCCGAAATGCCATACTTACAAGGCATATCAGGACCTGTTGCATTTTCAAATGTTACAGGAAAAACTATTTCAATTACAATTGATCCAGATGGGACTGGTACATCACCAGTAACGACAGCTATTGACTTTGATACAACACCATCAGACGTGGTTGAAAACTTTACAGGTGTATTAAACAAAACAGACTTTATAATAGCACAAGCATTAACAGGCAGTACATACAGCGTAGGCAGTGTTACAATAGATGGTGCAAACGAAACTGGGTATACTGTAAGTGGGCAGGATATTATATTTACATCAGCACCAATTGCCGGCGCAGCTATTGTAATTACCTTAGTACATTTACCACATCAGAAAACTGATATAGAGATTAGAGATAAAATAAATGCAGCAGGTATTGCTAGTTTTGCAGCATCTATAGTAGATGTAAGTGGAGTTAATGTATTAAAATTAATATATACTACATCTCATGTAGATGCTATATTAAAAATTGAACCAGGTGCAACAAATGCTGATTTAGGATTTAATATAGCAGGACAAGAAGACACTCCAACAAGTGTATTAATTGCTACACCACAGGCATTAACTTTAGCAGAAATTAAAGATGCAATAAATGCAGTAGCAAACGTTAATGCATTGGTACCAGCATTAACAAAAATAACAGCCTCAGCACCAGGACAATATTTAATATTAACAAGTACTAATCGTACAGCAGCAAACTTAATAGTAACAGGCGCAGGTGCCACTACTGTTGGGTTAACAGGTGCAAGTGGCTCCGCAGTTGGAAATTATCCATATGTTGAAACACCTGTAAATGTTCCGGCAGACATGGGATATGCAGTTGCTAGAATACAAGAAGAATTAGTAGCACAATCACTTGATTCAATAGTTAGTGCAACAGTTGTACAAAACAGAATTAGAATAACATCAACAGCAACAACGCTAACAATGGGAACAACTACATTTAATACTTTAGCTGGTCTCGAAACAGGTACAGTGACTTCAGCAGAAAGTACTATTGTAAATGTATTTGACACAGCTAACTGGATTGATGTAGCAGTTGACCCAGCATTATATAACATACTAGTAACTGATGATAGTAATTTTGAAGTTGAAACATCGGGAACTATTGTTACTAAGTTTTGGGGCTGGAACGTATTACAAGTGCAAAACAATCTAACACCATTGTATACAAAGAGTACACCTAACATAACTGAAACATTTGTTGGTGATGCAACAACCACTGTGTTCACAACAGTGTCTGATGTGTCAGCTACTACGTACAGCATACAGGCTGTGGTTGTAGATAGTGTGCCTCAGGTCGTAACAACCGACTTTACAGTAAGTGGACAAGTAATTACATTTATAACAGCTCCCGCAGCAACCGCTGTTATCCAAGTTACAATGAAACATGCTACAACAATAGGATGTGGTATTTGTGCAGGCACATCAAGTAAAGATGGAAATGATGCTGAAATAACTACTAACGTAGCACACGGGTTGCAAGTAGGTGATTATGTACAATTATTAAACACAACCACTACACCTAAGATTGATGGCATACACAAAGTAACAAAGATTAGTGCAAACACATCAATATTTTATATAGATGAATACATTGAATCATGTGGTAATGCTGTATCTGTACTGCCTTTAGTTACAACTAGATTCGCAGACACAGCTGCAATGAATGCTACATATACAAATCCACGTTGGTATTTAGAAGTAGACAAACTTGTATGGGCTTCTAGGACAGTACTTACATCAGGCGCTGAAGCAACACGCGGTACGTATGTACGTAAAACTAAAATTGATCCAAATGGAACTAGTACAATTCCTGATACATTTACATTTGTAAGAGACACAACAAGACGACCTACTAACAAAGACATTGACAGTATTGTAATTTATAACCATGCTGACAACAGAGCTAAAGCACAACTAGAAGTTTGGGATCCAATAAGAAAGATCATTCCAGGTATTGCTAGTCAAAACTTAGATTATAGTAACAGTGCAGATAACGCAATTTATACACACTCAACTGATATAACACATTTAGTTGACGAAGATACATCATGGGGCGAAGACCAAATAGGAACCAGATGGTGGGATTTATCTACAGTAAGATATTATGATTACGACCAAGGATCTTCTTCTTATAAAGCATCCACGTGGGGTAAGCTATACCCAGGTAGTAGTGTAGATGTATACGAATGGATTAAGTCAACAGTTGCACCAGATGATTATGCAGCAGCAGTTGAAAAGAATACTGAGATGTTTGGAACAGTAGCAACTGGCACAGCGTTCAGTGTGTACAACAGCCTTACAGAAGAAAACTTATATTACTACACATCAGTAGAAGAATGGAACCCACGAACAAGTTCATACATAGATGTATATTATTATTGGGTGAAAAACAAAACAACAACTACAGATACGAGAACATTGTCTGCAGCAGATGTAGCAAACATAATTAAAGATCCTACAGCAAACGGCGTAAGTTGGTTTGCAGTAATTAGCAGTAATGAATTTATTATTGACAATATTAGTTACTACATTGAAGATAAGAATACAGTATTACAAATTAATAAAAAGGGTGACAAATATAAGTCACACAATGAATGGACACTGATTGCAGAATCAAATGATATAATTCCTGAGTACTATATAAATCGTATGAAGCGTAACCTAGCTGGTAGAACTGATACTAAACTTAGAATACCTTTTAGTTCATTACACAGATTTAATAAGTATGGAGATGATTTAGATATTGGACAAGCATGGTTTAATGATTTATCTGATGCAAGGCGTAATGCAGTTATAACAATTAACAGTTTATTGCAATATGTAAACCTTGACCAAGCATATAAGAATACATGGGATAGAACATTGGTTGCAAACAACTTCCCAACAGTATTATGGAACTGGCATGATTACAAACTAGAATCATACACCGGAACTATTAATCATACATTACAAATTGGTGCTTACTCTCAGCTAGCTAATATAAATAGAGATAGGCATTTAGTTGTAAAAATTCCTGTATTTGATAGAGATGTTCAACTTGACAGAAGTGAGATTTATGCTTATAATACAGTTACAAAACTGTGGGATTTAGTACACAAGAGAAATGTAACAGTTCAGTTTAATGTTAGCTTGCTATCATTAGAAGGTGGATGGGACCAGGGCGCATGGGATACTGCAGGTTGGGACCAAGCAGACTTATCAGAATATTGGGAAACATTAATTACAGCATTGCACAAAGATATATTTGTTCAATACAACATTGGTGAAATGAACACGTTCTTCTTTAGTGTTGTTAAGTATATACTTGCTAGCTTTGCTCAAACAAACTGGATTAGAAAAACAGCATATGTTCAATTAGAATTTAATAATACAATAGATACAAAAACTAGAAAGTATAAGAAAGATAAAACTAATAGTGCAATAGGTTATATCCAAGAAGTTAAGCCCTTTCATACAAAAATTAGTACAACCACAAACAAGTATTTTCATAGAGATACAGTTGGACTAACATTAACTGAAACACCACAAACAGTTATATCTGTTAAACATTTTGATATTGATGCTGCATTCGGCGGCACAACATATACAGCTGAAGCATTTGGAACTGATACTGCTACAACAACATTAACCGGTGGTGACTTTACTACTAACCACACTAACACAGATATTGTTAGTGGTGTTGGATATAACAGCCCAGAGTACTTTAACTATACAACAGATGGAACAAACAGAAATAGTTTAGTAGAAATTAAACCACTAGAGTTATTAAGAATTAATGTGCAGACTAACACAGCAGGCAGTACACACAACACTGCTTCGAGAACATTTGCACACATACAAGATGCAAGCGGGTATGTGAGAACATACGCATTGTTAGAATCTAAAGAAGCAGCACTAGCTGCTGATTTAACTATAGTTGCAACAAGCATAAGTGTAGCAAGTACATCAAACTTTGATGATACTGGAATTGCGTATGTTGGTGGTGAACTAATAGAATATATAAAAGAAAATTCAACGACACTCAATGTTTTAAAACGTGGAGTAGCAGGAACATTTGCTACAGCAGCAAGTACAGGAACCTCAATAACACAAGTTAACACAGCAGAACTTACGTTTGCTAATGAGATTCCAAGTGCGCCACAGTACAATGCATTAAGTGATACGATTTTAAATAGCCCAGGCTCAACAATAGCACAAGAGTTGCTTAATTTAGGCAAGGGTATTGAATTATAATACTATTTAATATTTTGTATAAATAGTGTATAAGGAATAGGAATAATGAAAACATTAAATGAAAACTCAAGTGTTAAGGTAGAAGGCCACGTTGTAATCAAAGACTTTGATTCAGGTGAAGTTTTACTTGACAAATACAACGCAATAAACTTTCAGAATTTTGCAATGGCAGTAGCAAAGGCTATGGCTAACCAAGCAATTGCTGGAAGTACAGAAAAATATTTTATATCCAAATTAGCGTTTGGTTATGGAGGCACAACGATTGGTGCGAATGGAAATATTACATATAAAGATGCTAGAGTATCCGGAGAAGCTGTAAGTGGATTATATTCACCCAGTCCAGCTACAATTGGTGCAAACGCAGTAACAGATCCACTGCAAGTAGCAGTAACAACATTTACTGTAAACAATGCACAGAATCAACCATATTCAGATTTAGAATGTAAAACTATTTTAGATTACAATCAACCTGATGCAACTGGGCCAGCTATAGATAATTCAGCAAACTTTGATACAGCAGATGATTTTGTATTTGATGAAATTGCATTAATGACTGAAGCCGGAACATACTTAACACATTTAATTTTTCATCCTATCCAAAAAAGTAATAACAGAAAGTTAGAGATACTTTATACTCTAAGAATAAGAGCAGGAGTTTAACATATGGCATATACAATAAATAAATTTGGCGTAGCTGATATTATAGTAGAAGATGCTGAACTGAATACAACCACTTCATTAAGTTTAGTAGGTAAAGACAGACTTGGATATGGCGAAGCTATTGCACAAAACTCTGTTAAGCTATTAGAAAATTTTGCTAGTGAAACAGCACCAACAGACGCACAAGCAATAGAAGGTCAGCTATGGTGGAAGCCTAGCACAAACATATTACACATTAGACACACTCCTATTGTTAGCGGTGTTGCAGGAACTCCAGTATGGTTAACAATTGATGCTGGCAGTAGTCTTGTAAAGATTTTAGACAGTGACGGTACAACATTGCATAACGTATTTGTAGAACGTGCAAACGGCGTTCCAGTAAGCATAGCAAGTTCAGAAGCACAGTGGACTATTGCTACTTCAGATATACATCATGCATTCTTTACAGACGATAGAACTGGAACAACGGGTGCAGCAACAATCAACCCAGGACTTAACTTAAATACTAAGTCAACATCAGACATGTCAGTTAACACTCCAAAACTTACAACGAAGAAAATTACAACCGGTGGTAACACGGTAGCTGGAACAATTGATGGTACGTGGACACTAGTTGCAGGCGCAAAGCTACAAGCAACATATGCGGATATTGCGGAGCTATACACGTCATCTGAAGAATACGAGCCAGGCACATTAGTAATGTTAGATGAATTAGATGAATCACTGCATGAGGTAACTCAAACACAACATGCACAAGATCCAGACATATTTGGAATAGTAACAACTGATCCAGCAATGTTAATGAACAGTACAGCAGAAGGTACTACTGTTGGTGTAGCGTTGGCTGGTAGAGTGCCTTGTAAAGTTACAGGTATCATACAAAAGGGCGACAGGATTATATCAAGTGACGTACCCGGGCACGGCAAGTCGGGGCGTGGATTAGATCACAATTGGAGACATGTTGTAGGCAGAGCCTTAGAATCAAAAACAACATTAGACGAAGGTATAATTGAAGTAGTAGTTGGAGCAAAGTAAATGCCGTATCCGTCAAGACCAGTTAATGTAAATAATAATGCAGCGGAAACTCCTACCGGAGCCACTGACGGACGAATCAAGGCAGCGGAGTGGAATGAACTAGTCCGATACTATAATGAAATATGGGCTGACAAAATAGCAGTACCAGTGTTTGATGCAGCTCATCATACTGATGTAGAGAGACGTTTTGGCTGGGGCCAAACACCAGCAGCATATACTCCGTTAGTTGACAACACTCAAGTAATATTAATAAATCACATAAACCAATCAGTTGCTCAATTAAATGCTGGCGTTGTTCATCAAGACGATCAGGCCGCACCTGTAACTAATTCAATTAAACCACAGTTCGCAGATACATATCCAATGAACTTAATCACTGCTACACACTACATTGGCATACTAGACAAGATAGAATCATTAACAACTAACAAATACCTAAGCGACTTTAATGACTTAAACTTAGCGGAACAAGTTTCGACTAACACTGCTACATGGACTGATGACCTAGCAGTAGAACATAAATTTACATTTAATACATACAGTGATGCAAGACATTTTTTTAACAGCGGTGGTGAACTAACATTTGAACTATCAATGGCGCAAGGCGGTAGTGCCGGTAACATGGTGTGGCAAGAACTATTTGATCAATTTGATAGTATACGTATAGGTGCAGAAACTTGTAAAGTTGTTACTGATGATGCTGGACAGTTTGATGTTATTGGCACAAGCTCAATTGTACCAAAGGGATTCTATACTGGAATCAACTACAATGGTGGTGTCTCTCAATATACCACAGTATTAGACGCTGGTGTATTTAGATATGCACCTGGCGACACGACACATGCATACGTGTTTGTACACAGTGAATATAATAGTAGAAGAATTAGAATACAATTAAAAGCAGAAGAGGCTAACAACAAATTTAATATATATGCTAGAGTTATTTTAGTAGAAGATGCAGACGATACATATGATATTACACAAGACATAACATTAACATCTGGTTATTCACAGCCAGCTAACGCAACTACTAGAGCAAGCGATCGTACAGTGAACGCAGTTGTATATCAATTTGATGAACGACTAGCACCTACTGTAACAGAACATGTTGGATGGACTGAGACAGATGTATCTGCAAGCGCAGCGGCAGCTGATATAGTAGAATACTTTACAGGTGTATTAAACCAAACAGACTTTACAATAGCACAAGCACTTGGAAGTAGTATACAAATTGGTGAAATAACAATAGATGACGTAGAGCAACAACCAACAGTTGACTATACATTAAGTGGGCAAGTAGTTACATTTATAACAGCACCAGCTGCAGCAACAGCTATTAAGGTTACTATAGTTAGCGGTCAGTTAACTAATTGGACATCAGCTGATCCAGGCAATGATTGGAATCAAACTGTTGATCCAACTGACGACCCTACTGTTTATACAGATCCAACCAACTAAACTAATCACAAAACACCATTGACAAATCACCATAAATAGTGTATTATATATGTATATAATAATATTCTAACAGGAGAGCTCTATGGACGAACGACTTGAAAAAGCATTAGACTTTAGTAACTATGCACTAACTATCAACAATCAAAAAAGAAACATTAGAAACAGAGTAGCACAGCTACAGATTGTACACTACATGGGCGGAGTGTTCTTAGCAGATCATGGAACAATTGCATTTGTAAAAACGTTAGTAGACATGAAGCATAAGAAATTTATTGTAATAGACAGTAAGAATAATCCAATCACAGTAAAAAGTGTTAAAGAATTATTAGAAAAATTAATGGACGCATACATTAGTGCTACTACAGAATTTGATATTGAAAACGAAAAGCTGAAGAAAGCACGTAATATTAAAACAATAATGGATTGGTAATGACCGAATACGATGCCAAGCAAGGCGTATGTTTCTTTGCTTACAATAACGATCAATTAGATTATGTAAAGATGGCTATACTTGCCTCTAAGTATGTTAAGAAGAACTTAAACTTACCAGTCTGTTTAATCACAGACGAGGGATCAGAAAGCTGGCTAGAACAAAGTCATTCCAAAGAAGTTATTAACGAAGCGTTTGATTATATTGTAATTACAAACGACGAAATGAAAACAAACACTAGACAACACTTTGATAGTCCGTGGGCTAATTTTGCAGCGCAATTTAATAACAGCAACAAACATAAGATATATCAATACAGTCCATTTGAACAAACACTATTACTGGACATTGACTACATTGTAAAAACAGATGCACTACTTAAATACTTTGATGATCGACACCCAGTGTGTATGTTTGACAACGCATTAACAGTTAGAAATGAATTGCCAGCTGAGCGAGAACGGTTCTTGTTTGATGCTGGAATTAAAATGTGGTGGAGTACAGTTGTGTATTTTGATCGCAGTGATTACAGCGAATTATTTTTTAATACGTGGGCACACGTTGCAGACAATTATGAATTCTATCAGTACCTATACAACTTTCCAAGTAAGCTATTCCGCACAGACTATTGTGTAAGTATAGCAGTACACATACTTGCTGGCATGCAAGACAATCAATCGTACCTTGGAAATTTTGATGACACTTCACTAGTAAATATAAATCAGAAAGATGATATTATAGAAACACAAAGTATTAATGAATGGATAGTACTATCACATGATCAGAAAGAAGAATGGAAAAATATTCTAGTTAAACTAGATAAACAGGACGTACACGTAATGAACAAGCGAGCATTAAACAGAGTTCAGGATACGTTGTTGGAGTATTTTAATGAGTGAGAAAGAACATAGAGGCTATGTAATATTAGCAATGCAAGACTTTGAATATGAGCAAGCTACTGCTCTTGCATACAGTATTAAGATACATAACAAAGATGCTAGCGTAGCATTAGTAACTAATTATATTGATCGAGTGCCAGCACACTATACTGATATATTTGATCATATAATTGCATTACCGTTTGGGTCAAATGAAATTACAAGAACAAACGATTGGCAACTATACTGGGCAACTCCATACACACATAATATTGTTATTGATTGTGCTAGCCTTGTTAAAGAAAATCATATCACTGCATGGGAATATTTAGAAGATCATTATGATATGTATTTGTTTAACAATGTGTTTGACTTTAAAGGAATACCAGTAGAGAATAAAAAGTTTAATACATTCCAAGAAGAATATAAACTTAACACAGTATACTCGCATATGTATTATTTTAAACACGATACAGATTTAGCACTTGCATTCTTTAAACTAGCAGATGTGTTTATGCAGAACTGGAGAGATGTGTTTAATAATTATTTTACACAGGCACATGTTCCAACACATTATGATAGTAACATCATGTACAGCTTGCTTAATACAATTGTATTACACGACAGTAGGCCTATACATACTAACATTATTCAAACAGTAGACATGCCCAGTACATTAGAAAACAGATCAATAGGCAAGTGGGACAAGTGGACTGATAGACTAAATGTATGGAACAGTAATGGAGCAAAGGTAAAGATTCAAAACTTTGCAATAGCTACAAACCTATACTACGGAGAACAAGAGTTCATAACAGAAGATATTTTTAATGGTCACAGAGACACTTACAAGCAAACAGCAAAACGATAATCTTCGATCATACTTTGTAGTATTTGATACACACAGTGGTAAGATACATAAGATTAATAATAGTTATGTTGAAACAGTTGACGATGCACACACGCAAATAGAAACCGTTAACTCTGTTTGCAATGATATTATTAAAGGCAAAAAGTCTTTAAAGAAATATGGAATGGTGTGGGATGTTGTCAACGAAAAGTGGGACATTGGCAAGCGCAGTACAACATTAATAATTGAATCAAAACATAATAAGTTAATTCCATTTGATAAGAATATTGATCCAAGTACTGCTGAAATATTTGTAAAAGTATTTTACGATGCTCGTAAAATTGTAGTGGAAGCTAATAGAGAAAACATAACAAGTATAAAAAATCTAAGTGACATAACAGAAATATCAACTACTGAAACAAATCTACTAGATATTTATGTTACAAGAAAAAACGACCCAGATTATTTAATTAATACTATTAACATTGACCCATTAACATTATTTAAAAGAGGAAGACAGGATATATTTTTAAAAGATAGTTTAAGCACACATGTTGATTGGGAGAACATTAGCCTGTATGCAAAGTCAGTATTCAATACATACGGATGGAACATTCAGTCAGCCAACGCCAATACTGCTTCAACAGGAACACACAAAGTTGTACAACAATCAAATGTTGAAGATAGTTTTAACATAAATATTAACGTAGTAGATAATGTTATGAATATTGAAAGTAAGTTAACAGACGCAGAGAAATATTTCTTTGATGGGCGCAACAAAATGCGTTTTGTTGTATGCAACAATCATATAGATAATTTAGTTGGAGCATTTGAAGTATCAACTGATCAGCTATTACAAGATATGTCAACAGTTAATATAAATTTTAAATGGCCCGACAACCCTATACTACTATACAAAAACAATTACCTAGCAGTAAGCACACACGGAGAAACAGCATGAGCAAGATGACTAGCATAAACGAGTTTGACATTGTATTCATTAGTTACGATGAACCGAACGCAGATGAAAACTTTAACGATTTAATTAACAAATGTCCTTGGGCTAAACGTAGCCACGGAGTATTTGGAAGTGACGCAGCACACAAAGCCGCTGCAGATTTAGCAGAGACAGATAGGTTTATAACAATTGACGCAGATAACATTGTACGCGAAGATTTCTTTGGTGTTGAGATTGACATGAGTAAAATTAGTGATACAGATGTTGTTAGCTGGGCTGGCAAGAATACAATTAATGGATTAGTATATGGCAATGGCGGCATTAAGTGTTGGCCTAAAGATGTTGTGTATGGAATGCAAACACATGAGAATGCACCAGCTGGAGATAAACGAGCGCAGGTTGATTTCTGTTGGAACATTAACTACGTGCAGATGAATAATATTTACTGTGATGTAATGAATAATGCTAGTCCATTACAAGCATGGAGAGCAGGTTTCCGTGAAGGTGTTAAGATGGGACTAGTAGATGGTGACGTAGTTGATCCTACAAACTTAAAAGAATTAGTACACAATAAAAATTATAAACGACTACTTACATGGATGAGTGTTGGTGATGACTGTGAGAATGGACTATGGGCAATCTATGGCGCACGTCTTGGATGTCACATGACAAACATCGGTAGAGAAGATTGGGACTGGACAAACGTAAGAGACTTTGATTGGTTAACAAAATACTTTAACGAAAATGTATTACCAAACTTTGAAGCAGACAGTGACGAGCTATGCCCACGCACAGGTATGCGTTGGAACTATAAAACATTACAAGATGAAAGCAACAGACTTGGATACGAACTACGTTCTAAATTAGATTTAGAAATTGCAGATATGGGCAAAGAAGGTTCTCGCTTCTTTAAAGAAGTATACATTAATCCTAGCCGCATGGGAGCTCAAATTAAAGAAGAACAGGTGGAAGATACATTAGAATGAATATAGGTGTGGACATAGTTTCTATTAATAGAATACGAACTGTATTTGAAAAATACGGAACACGGTTTACTGATCATTTTCTAACTGAGTCTGAAAAAGAAAACAAACTAACAGCAGAGTACTTAGCTAAGTGCTGGGCAGTTAAAGAGGCAGCTATTAAAGCAAGTGGTGTAGTTGATGCTAAACAATTTGCGTATGGCAAGAATGGTAAACAACCTATTGTAGTTACTGACGTTACTGGTACTTGGAACTTGAGTGTCTCAGATGAAAAAGAATATGCAATAGCAACAGTGATAAAATCAGATGAGTAAGCAAACTAAAGACTTTGATTGGGAATTAAATTCTGTAACAAACGAGTTTGATCCTGGGCTTCGTAATCAACAACATATGAAGTCATTGCTTAACAGCACAGGTCCTGGTATGTGTTTAGCTAAATGGACACAGGTTACTATGCACTTAGGCAACGGCACTACACATAGTTGTCATCACCCTGCTCCACACAAGATACCACTAGAAGAAATAAAAAATAATCCTAGTGCATTGCATAATACAAAGTTTAAAAAAGAACAACGCAAACAAATGCTCAACGGCAAGCGTCCAAAGGAATGTGAATTTTGTTGGAGAGTGGAAGACAGTGGAGAGCAAAGCGATCGTGTGTATAAAAGTCTAGACTCGTTTAGTTTTAAACACCATGACACGATTGCAAAGTTAGTTGGCGATGAAGATATATTTCCTACGTATGTTGAAGTAAGTTTTGGAAACACATGCAATTTTAAATGTGCATATTGTGGGCCAGCCTATAGTAGTCAGTGGCAGCAAGAAATTAAAAAAGACGGCCCATACTTATTACCTGACATGACGTTTAATGATAACAACGGAGAACACTCTGAAGCACATATTCCACAGCGTGAACACAATCCATACATTGAAGCATTTTGGGAATGGTTCCCTGAAGCATACAAACATATGCATACGTTTCGTATCACAGGTGGTGAGCCGTTGCTAATAAAAGACACAATGAAAGTTATTGATTTCTTATTAGAGAATCCAAATCCTAATTTATCATTTGCAATAAACACTAACGCCTGTCCACCAGATGGCATGTGGGAAGAATTTACTGCAAAGATTAAACTACTTGAAGAAGGTAAATGTATTAAAGATTTTGTATTGTTCACTAGTGCTGAAGCAAGCGGTGACAAAAATGATTATGTTCGTTATGGCATGGACTACGAACTATGGAAAAAGAATATAGAATACTTTTTAGAAAACACACTATACGCAGGTGTTACTTGTATGAGTGCGTTTAACTTATTAAGTATCACATCTTTTAAGGAACTGTTAGTATGGATATTAAAACTTAAAAATGATTACAACTGGGCAGGTTGGGATAGGTGGCTACTTAACAAAGGACTTGACCGTCCTCCTATTAATAGCAATGCAGTGATAATGAACAAGCGGCAGTCGGTAAAGCCTGCTAGAGTATTAATAGATATTCCATATCTACGTCACCCAGCTTTCTTAGATGCAAGCATTGCATCACTTCCATTAGTTCAAGAGTACTTGTTACCTGCTATTGACTTTATGTACAAAAATTTGTCACATGGTGATTGGGGTGGCAATATAGGATTTGATGATTGGGAAGCAAGAAAGATGCGTAGGACTCTTGTTGGCATTGTTGATAAAGCCCAAGAACATTGTGATGACAGTGACATAACAACTAATCCAGTTACACGACAAAACAGAACTAGATTTTATAATTTTATAAACCAATATGATAAGCGTAGAGATACTAATTTCTTAGCAACGTTTCCAGAGTATGCAGAGTTTTATAAACTGTGTAAGCAAGAACACGTTATACTACACGACTTAAAAGCGCAAGGCAAAGCATGATACACGATCCTATAAAGTCCGTACACTCTAAAGTTGGGTTGTTGAATATATTGTTTACGCCTGGATCAAGTGGAACATTTTTAGCAAACATGCTAGCACAAGCAATAAGAGATCCTTGGTGGGAAGATTATGTTCCTGAAACACCAAACGAATTGTTTAGAGTAACAAATGAATCTCTCAACCCGTTTAATCATATTGCAATGACATGGCATCCTGTTAATATTCCTGAAACACATGATGTATTAAGTTTAACAGATATCAACTGGATTAACTTAATTGTTACACCCAACGAAGCAAAGTTTATAAAAGTATTATGGGCAATAAAAAGACAAGACTTTATTAATGTTACAAAGGAAGATATATTGTATAGACTTTCTGATGCTAGCGACGATGAGTTCCACGGTATGCATGCAATGCAAAGTCGCGTTGTGTCGACACTATCAGTTCATAATAATGTGCTAGACGTAAAGTTCAGTGATATATTTGTAGATGGAAATACAGACGTAATACTATCCATATTGAATACAGTATTCAAAGGACATTATGTTGCAACAGATGTAGTAAACAATATAGCAACACAATGCATGATTAAGCATTCCGCAGATATAAAACTACATAATGAGTTAATTGTTCCCGACGGCGATGGACTTATTGATTACATACTAGCTGAAGTATAAATCTAGCTGTCCGCTGTTCCTAAGCTCTAATGTTATATAGTGATTACCAAAGGTATACGCTGTATTTCTAATACCTCTCATATTAATATTTGACATACTTGTATCTAGTTCATCTCGGTACAATTTAAATCCTATATCATCAACATGAAACACATATGTAAACTCTGTGTTGGGCATAGCTGTTGCTATGCTACTAATCGATACTAACTTGTCTGGAATGTATTTACAAAATGCTATATTACGTAGTGCTACTTCAAATGGTGTTTGAAAGAAATTAAGCATATTATGCTTGCCATCAACTGTTGTATAGAACGGATCGCTGAATACAACATCAGGGTCGCATGTAGTTGTACCACTTAGTACTAACACACGTGTTGCATTTAAATGATATGCAAGCATACAACTGCTATGCCCGTTTTTACAATCTGCAATAACATTATACTCAGTGTTTGGAATTAACTGCTTAATGTAGTTGGCTAGTTTCTCTGGACCATTAAGGTCGTCATTTATCCCTTTATACATACAGCTATCATACAACACAGGGTTGTGATGGCTTCTCCTTACATCATCTACTATGCTTATAACATTATAATCAGTATAATGATCTAACATCCAACTTAACTGATGTTCAATTGAATTTCTAGTAAGTTGAAGTAACCAACTACCTCCGCTTACTGCTACTATAGTTTTTGGCTTACCTCTGTCAATATATGACACGGCTAAGTTTTGATCCTGTATAGCATTCTCATGATGACTTGGGTACATCAATTGATCTATATCTTGTATCTTATCAAAATTATCTACACAGTACTGCCGCTGGTTAGCTGTAAGCTGCTCATCATTATCATATGCCATATGTTTTATGTTGAACTTATTCATTTCAGTGTAAAAGTCTATAGCCTGCTTGCTGTTAGCAAAGCTCCAATCCTTGCTAGTAATGTAATCTACAATTGAACAATCGGTTACAGTTGGATGATAAAATTTCATTTATTTTCCACCGTGCCAGTTAGGACCAATTATAGTATCGTATTGTACTTCAAGTTCGTCATCAGTCATGTTGGCTAAGTCTGGTATTACATTATCTTCCCAATACTCTGCTCTTACTGGAAACGGTGCAATGGCTGTTAATCTAAAATCATGTGGGTTGGAATGTAATGCTTTGCGACCTATATCTTCTCTACCTCTTATTATATAAGGAAACATACTAGTAGGTATAGTCATTTTTTTAGCAAGGGACGCTATCATTTCGTGTGTATCAATTACTGGATATCCAGTGTTAAGTTTCTGTACAGAATAATTACTTATATGCTTGCTAGGAATATATTCCATAGCATCGTATACTAGGTTATCTAAAGCAGTTCCAACGCCAAACAGAAACATGTCCTGGCCATTTGGATACATAAATGTGTTATTATATCTTCTAATAAGTTCTATGGGTTGTAGTAATATTAAATTCTTGTCAGCAGTATTAAACGACATGCGAGTATCAACTGGGCAATTTGTTAATTCATTAACCACAGTTCTAAATGCATGCTGTGGCCATACTAACACATCATACCGTTGCATAACAACTAGGTCGTATGTTATGTGAGTAGCCGCTTCGTGTTTTTGCTTTAGCATAATACTATCTGCCCACCCGGCTAACACTTTACATCCCACAATAGACCGGTCAATATCTAAAAGTTGTTCTTCGTATTCAGTAGTGTATATTTTAAATTCTACTGGATTATACGCATCGTGTATTTGTTTAGATTGGTACTTAACTGTATCAGATGATAAGAGTTGTTGTTGTCTGAAATCTTTAATTCCTGACTTTTCATTGTAGTGCGGTCTTGTATATGAAGTTTCATATTCTTTTAAACTACAAAAGAAATCTACGTTTACACCTGGCATGTCGTAGAATTTCTTTATGTATTCTTTACACGCATCGCCAGTACGGTACTGTCCATACATGCAAACAGCTACGTTCTTAATGACTATACTACTTTGTACAGCATCTGTCATGTAAATGATTCCAATTCAGTATATTGCAGGTTCCGTTGCCACATTGTTCTGACTAATATTTCATGTGCAGTATCACGTTCTAGTACAGCTGGTTCGTTTTTGTAACCATCAATCCATTTCCATAGTGTTACTAGTTTCATAAAACTACTATAACTTGTTACAAATGCAGTTGGTATCGGCCATGGTTGAGGAACGTGTTCCCAACTATACTCTGGGTATCTTAACTTATCAAATATAATTGCGCTATTAGGAAGTGTATTAAATTTTTCTAATAATTTGCTGAAGTCAAAATCACCTGTGCTTGCACATACTGTACACGAATTATTAGCAAGTTCGTGTTGACCAAACTTAGTATACATGTCAACACCATTCTGCCAATGAGCTTTAAAGTTGCCAAACAAAGAATGTTCATATTGATCCCAACCGTCTGAACCACATTGGGTTGATATAAACGTATCCCAATGTCCCGGCGCTGTTGGTATAGCTTCCTCAGTGGCAACAATACTTAATAGTATCAATTAATTCTCCCTATCATTAACTACACATATATTTATCATAAATACATACATGCCTACTAAACTAATAAACACTTTTATACTTCCAGAAGTACAACAAGAGTTAGATACTGTTGTGCCACAACTCAATGGCAGACACGCATATGAAACAAATATTAAACAATGGCTATCGCCTATAGTAGACTTAACGGGCTTCTTTGTTTATCCAGTAAATGGAATAACAGAAGCAATCAACTGGTGGGCAAGTAAAGAACAACGCAACATACACAAAGCCGAAGGTGACTACGAATGGGTTGAAGAAGGTATGCATAACTTGTGGGCTAAATCAAATGATGTACTGTATATGTCTTGTCCAAGTTCCATAGATGGAAACTATGTAGATATTCCAACTGATGTTCCAGTGGTGCTAGACATTGCATACGTAGGAACTACACCTATTAAAAAAATTAACATAACGCCCAATGTTGAAAAAGTATTTTTTAGTTTAAGCAAACCTTTTGGAATAAGCAATATAAGAACAGGTTGGTACTTTACAAGACGTCCAGATGCACGATTACATATGCTAACTATAGAAGCAATGTATTATAACAAGTGTGCTTTACAGTACGCAGAGCACTTGATAAATACATACAGCATAGATTATATACACAGTAAACTAAAAGATGCACAACTTCAAGTATGTAATGAACTAGATATTACACCAAGCGATTGTGTTTGGTTAGCCACTTCAACCAATGACAAGTATATAAACTACAGACGCACTAACAATATAGCTAGGCTTTGTATCACAGAACTATTAAAGGAAATATAATGGAAAAACACGCAGACAAAAATGTAACTGCATCACAACGTGTGGATGCAAAAGCATACGAAGAAATGAACATGCCTATGTCAGGTAACCCAGAACAAGATAATATTACTATACTAGATGACAAGCCACCGCTGTTTCACAGCATACCGGAATACGATATTGAAAACAATCCATTTAGCTTCTTGTACGTGGACATGACATACGACTGCAATATGGAATGTGAATTTTGTTACAACCCAGTGCGTACATACAGTACATTAGACATTGAATGGTTTGAAGATGTGTGTGCTAGGCTACCGCACCCAGTTAACTTTAGACTGTTGGGCGGTGAACCAACGCTATACCCAGACCTAGAAAGAGCATTAGATGCATGTACAAAATATGGTCACCAGGCAGCAGTAGTCACAAACGGATTACGTTTAGCTAGCATGAACTATGCAAAAAAACTTAAAGCAGTTTTAGATCGTAATCCTACAGTAAATGTATCGCTGTCAATGAATGGTGGAATGCATCATGATGATTGGTATGTAGCTATTGATGGTGAGAGCAGACGTGCTAAGAAAGTTAAAGCATTAGAAAATATGTTAGAGCTAGGTTATCGTAGGCTATGTATTAACGCTATTATTGTTAAAGGTCTTAACGAAGGACTTGTACAAGAATTTTATGACAAAGCATTACAACACCCAGGACAAATTACAAACATTAGATTCCGTACAGCAGCCAAGCAAGGTCGTTGGGACGAAGAGATATTTGATGAAGGTGAACAAACAAGTTACACAGGACTACAGCTTGACGAATACATTAAAAGTGTTATACCAGAAGCACGTAATCCAATTAAAACTATTAGAGATGGATACAATCCTAGCACAGGCAGTGGTGTAAGAATTAATAACCCAGACTTAAAGTGTAACCAGTGTTGCTTTATGTATTACATACGACCACAACTGTGGGTAGCAACTGTAGAGTTTGGATCACATAACAGTGCATTGTGTTGGCGCCGTGGACAACTGGTGCAAGGCAACCAAGTCATACAACCATTCCATCACTACATGGACGAGCTTAGTAGATATATTCAAACATACAAGCCCAGCGGTATCAGAGAAACTGCTAAAACAAAAAGCATACCAATACAAGAATAGGAAAACACTATGAACAAAGAAGAAACAAGAGCAAAGATGCAAGCAATATTAACTGAAGGATTATTTCTTAAAAGCGATGATACCTTTGATATGGCAAGCACGTTTGGTGGCGACTTAGGTTTAGATAGTTTAGATAAAATCGAAGTTAAGCTAACACTCGAAGATGCATTAGGAATACTATTGCCTGAAGATAGTTTTGCAGGTGATGTTGATACTGTAGAAGATGCAGTTGATCTGATAATGAAACATGCATAAGTCAATCATATTTGATTTTGATGGGACACTAGCAGACTGTAAAGAGTTACATCAAACAGCATTTCGTAATGCTGTTATGCAGCTGTGTCCTAGTGCAGAGTTTAAAGATGAAGATATAGAAGGTAGACCCACACGTGAGAAGATACGCATACTGCATACAATGGGATACGAGTTTAA